TAATGGTGCCGAAAGCAGTTCTGATGTTGCATTAGCAGATATAGCTTTAACCTTGAAAAGGCTAAAAACAGCGGCATCCGTATCAGTTATTGTAACCGTTATCGTATCCGCGTTCCCTGAATCTTCAGACACGAGTATTGATTTAATAACGGCGGTTGTTGCTGTGGGTACCGTATACAAAGTCGTAGCCGACGTACTCGTTAAATCTACTTTTTTATTTACAAATGTATTAGCCATTATGCCATGAAGAAGCTTTCCGCTTCCGCCTCGTCTTTTAAATCCTGTTGAAAGGATGTGTTTAATTTTTGGATAACACTATCAACGTCTCTTACAAATGATTGTTGTACTTGTTGATCGTATTTCTCAAGGGGCTGTGTAAGTGATTGTACTATTCTAGCCATTACCTTCTCCCGTCCGCTTGTATATCTAATCTAAAAGTGCCAAGCTTCCAGTGCTGTTGAGTACTGGTATTGTCAACTTTTAAAGATATAGCTCGTGCTCTTGCACGTGTATCTATTTTAGTCGTACTTGTCGTAGATGTAAAGGGTCCTAATGAAGAACTTACCTGCGAGTCCGTTGGATAATTTTTTAAATTTAAAGTCACTCTTGCATCGCCAGTCTGGGATAAAAAGTCAGGAAGCACTCTTCTGATTTTCATCATGTGTTCGCCGTCCCCTCTTAAATCTCCACCGCCACCCTGTGTTGCCGATATGTCAAAATCTCCAGATTCAATACTTGCTGCAATAGCACTTCTTGTTCCTGCTTTAATTTGATCCTGTCCTGTTTCGTGTTCAAAGTAAGTTGTAACACCGTCCGTATTGCCAACCGTTGAATCACTCGTTGCATCAGAATCATATTCAGTTCCGTGAGGTTTTCCAAAAATGGATGAGTCAAACCAGGATGATCTTGAAAGTGAACTAGTCGTCCATACTGGACGCTCTGGTGTTGAATCCATAAAGTTATAAGTAACCGATCTATTGTTAGATGCAGCACCACTACCAGGGTAGAACCATGTAACTTCACCAAACAGATTATTTAATCCTGCATAAATATGATTTTTAGGAACCGTATTAATGTCGTCAAAAACATAGTCTTCAACCAGGCACGCCAGAGATTCCAGTTTACCAGTATATCTAAAGAAACCATTCTCTGACATCCAGTAAGCAGAACCATCCACTTCAACTGCCGCATGTTTTCCAATCAGTCCACAGTTCGTACCCACCTGTTGAAAAGAAAATACGAAAGGAGCGCCAACAAATCTCATAATAAATAAGGAAGTATCAGTCCAGATATAAATTGCATCCCGACCTCTGATCGTTGCCACGATCCGTGTTCCATCGGCCAGTCTCTGTGTACCGGCAGTATTGGTTGCTGAAGGAGCGTACGAAGTTGAAGCATCGATGCTCTCCTGGTCGGACCACCTGATATACATGTCGTCCTGTGTTGTCGTTGTTCCAATAGTTGTCTCCGTTCCAAAAAACACTAAGTGCCTGTCGGGTGTTGAAACGAGTGTCTGTACTGATGCCGTTGGCGCATTGGCAAGAATCGTTGCCCTTGTTGATGTTGATCCGTCCGAATCCCATTCAAAAGTTGCACCGTCCGTAATTGTTGCAATCAATGTATTTCCATAATTGTCCAGGGACCATAGACCAGGGGCCGTGATTACGTCTCCAGTTTGAGATGCACCCCATTTAGTATAGTCCGATGCATCGGTTACTGAATCTCCATCAGAGTGACTGGCCGCCGTCGTGTTATCTGATCCTCTTGTAACTCCTGATAAAATATTTGTTCCAGTAGCATTGGCGGTATATGTCATACGTTCACTGTTAATTAAAATTGTTCCTGAAGAAGGAAAGGCTGATGAATTTGCCAAAGTAATACTTGTAGCACTTGAGTTAATGCCACCATCCAGAGTTGACGTTGCTTCACCAGCAACAGTACCACCCCATAAGCCTAAACCCCAACCAGCAGCTGATTCTTCAACTGCAGGACCCACAGAATAATAATGTTTAACCCTTACACCTCCAGATGTGGAAGCTCCTGATCCAGATTCATTGGATCCCATTTCAATGGTAATCGTTGTAGAAGTAGGAACCGTTGCCACTTGAAAAACTACATCGTTAAAATCACTGGCACCAAAATCAGAATTAGTAATAGTACTCCAGTTATCCAAAAGAATAATATCTCCCTTGGTAATACTGTGATCTGATGCAAAAGTGATCGTAACCGTTGCATCGCTTTGTGTTGTTGTAAAGGCGCTGGTTAATGTATTGGTACTTTTAATGGGAGTAATATCGTAAAAAGCTCCACCAGAGTATATATATAAAATTCTATTTGTGCCAAGTGCTGCATACTTAATGCCGCTGGCATTGACAAAATGGTGTAGTGCCGTGTTTCTCCCCGTAAGAGTAGCATCTCCCAATTGTGCCCAGCCACCTATTTTTTCAGGAAATCCATATCTGAAACGTACGTAGTCTCCACCAATCCATTGCCCCTCGCCACCCGTTGCTGTGACCTGCTTGTTGAATCCTGGTTGTATTCTAATTTTTTGTAGCATAATTATCTCGCGTTACAAGGTACTCCGTTTGAATTTACGAATGGTGCTTCTGCGAAAGCCATGTAGATATATGTTGAATTATTATCATTAACTCCATCACTATTTATATTTATTTTAAAACCATTTGACATAAGATGAATTCTATCATTTGTACCTTCAGCGTAAGTAGCATTTGGATATAGAGTAGCATTACCACCATTATATCCAGCTCTTTTATTATCGTACAGTTCCCAATTCTGTGCCGCATCTCCGTCTCCAGAAATAGCACCTTTTATAAGTACAAAAGCTGGACGAAAGCCAAGATAAATGAATGGAAAATTACTTGGTCCTCTTCCTGTGTATGAGCCAAACTTGCTGAAGCCTTGTTTTTCACTAAATAGCCAAGCTATCATAGCACTACCATCTTCATTTACCGTAAGATGTGTTCCAACTGAAAAAACACTTGAAGTTGGTGCTGTATCATTCCAAATAACAGCTGAATCTTCTGTTGGGTTAGTTAATTGTAATTGAAGAACATCTGTTTCTGGTGCGGCTGTATTTTTTTGATGATATACTTGCCAACTACCATCATTACTAGGTCTATTTCTTACTATCATTACATGTGGAACTGCCGAAAGTGAATGTGCTTCTGTTTTTGCTGATCCTGTTCCAGTATATGAAACTATATCAAACCCAGCAGTTGCAGATTCTTTCCAGCACCAAGCTACATAGGTAACAGTATTTTCATTAACTGCGGCACCTGAATCAACTGTAAAACCATCGCTATCAAAAGTTGCTGAATTGGCATCACTTGTACCTTCTGCAGAAGTATCAGATGATTCTAGATATTTAGTTGAACCTCTTACTGAATCGAATAATCTATGACCTGATGTTGAACTTCTTTCTTTAATCCAATTAAGATCAGGTTGCATATCTTCATCACCATCAAAAGTTTGTGCATGATCATCGCTTCCATTTCCAGTATATAACTTAACCTGAAAATATAATTCTGGATTGTCTATTGCTGTATAAGCCATTATCCATACTCCGCTAAATTTTTAGTACATAATGCGTAGTAGCCACTAGGTACTGCGTATTCAAAATTTCCATAACCATCTGCATCTGCGTTGCCTGATGAAACTGTAAAAGCTGGACAACCACCAAAGTTCGCCTCAAAACCTCCAGCACTAGCTGATGTCCCATCAACCACAGCAAAAAAATAAAAACCAGTCGATGTACTAGCTGGTGCTGTTATTGATACTGCTCCTGTGCCTGTTGCACCTGAAGTTGGATCACCTGAATCTTGCCATGTTCCATTTTTAGCAAAATACAATTTATTATTATCTAAATCTAAAGCAACACTTATAATATCTCCATCAGTATAAGTATCTCCATAACTAGCTTCACTAGCATCATTCCAAACTCCTCCACTAGATGTTTTATAACCCCACTCAAATTCATCATTTACTCCAGCGGCAGCACCGCCACCACCACCAATATAAGTTGAAGTATCATCTGCTCCATCTACACAAATTGCAACATAACTGTGTTCTTGAGATGTTACATTCTTAAATTCTGCATACCATTTACCTGATGACATACCTGTTGTTGATCTAGCCCACATATAATCACCAGAAGAAAAAGCTATTTTGCAATTTCCTTCTGAAAAAGTTGAGTTTCCTTGTGAGCCATCTAAACTATTTAATGTTGCAAATGAGTTCGTTGGAGTGTCCGTTGACTGATCTGCTGCGGCTAGATTAGTTACTGTCCAATCTGTTCCGCCATTGGCATCATTTCCTAAATTACTACTATCTTTAAAATCTAAATAACAACCATTCGTACCAAATGTTAAACCTGATACATCTATCGGTTTGAACACAGTAGGTGTGTTAGAATCGAACTCACCAAAGTCTGAAGCGGCATATTGAGTTCCATCAATGAAAACAAATTCAGATAAATACATATCTCCATCTTCGGTTTCATCTATTAAACTTCCTATTTGATGTTCAACTGCTTCGTTAAAATGAGTATTTGCGTCTTGTGCTGGATATGTTGATGCACCTATTGTTGCTAAAGAGCCATTCACATATAATTTTATGCGATTCGTATCTGTGGCTTGTGAAGTATCAACTGCAACTACAATATGATACCAAGCTGAAACATCTCTATAAACAGCAGAAGTTTGAACATATTTCCAACCACCTGAATATAAAAGATATGCACTAATTTTATTTGTACTATCAAATCTTATAGTTCCTTTTTGAGAGCCATTTCCATAGCAAGTAAATATTGATGAGTTTGCACCTAAAGTACATCTTTTAACCCAAGCACTCATTGTCCATTTATCTACATCAGTTGCAGTTCCAAGAGTACGACTTATTCTTGCATCATCATCATCATTAAACCTACATGAGTTATCTACTGTATATCCTGTTGATGCTGTTGCTGATGCTACATTACCTGATAAAATTAAAGGCATTAAACCTCCAATGTTGGAAATTCGCCTAATGGTCTTTCCATAACACGATTTTCTTCTGTGCCTGTATTAACATATTCGTAAAGAGTTGCTAAAGCATCTACATCACTTGCATTGTCAATAGCAGTTTCCATTTCGTTTGATTTTGTTCTTACGTTTGCTCTAAAAGTTGTAACAGCACTTGGTACTGAATAACTTTCAACATCTGTTGCTTTAATTACATACCAATCTGTCGGTGCTAATAATCCAC